AGGGTTTATAAATAGAATAGGTAAATACAATGTTGCAATACTTGGCAGCATAGAAGACCTGTATATATATGACTTCGGAATCTTTATAGAGATAGCACCCGATGAGGAGCAGAAGGCTATGTTGGAGCAGAATATTCAGATGGCATTATCAAGGAATGATATAAACCTTGAGGATGCAATAGACATAAGGGAGATTAAGAACATCAAGGTTGCAAATCAATTGTTGAAGCTAAAGAGAAAGACCAAGCAAGAGATGGAGCAGCAGATGGCTATGCAGCAACAGGCTATGGCAGCACAACAGAATATGCAGTCACAGCAGATGGCAGCAGGTGCAGCTATGCAGAAGATAGAGATGGAGACCAATAGTAAGATAAAGGTTAAACAGGCAGAGGTTGCGTTCAACATAGAGAAGATGAAGCAGGAGGCTGTACTTAAGAGTCAGTTGATGGCAGAGGTGTGTGAATACAATCAGAGGATATACGGTATGCAGCAGGATGCCTTGAGTGATAGAGAGGGTAAGAGAGAGGATGCGAAGGCTGATAGAATTAGTCAGCAGAATAGTGAGCAGTCTAAATTAATTAATCAGAGAAAGAATAATCTTCCACCAATTAGGTTTGAATCTAACGAGGATAGCTTAGATGGTTTTGATTTGGCAGAGTTCTCTCCAAGATAGTGTCATGGTTATAGCGTGTATATTACTTATAGTTATTGCTGCAATAGGCAACAGTAAAGAAGGTTGAAAAATACATTCAAAATAATTTATTAAATTTGTAATGAAATGGAATTTAAAGTAAGAGAAGTAAGTGCAGAGAATAAGTCGGTTCAAGAAGTGGAACAGGAACTTGTTGAGAAGCACGAAGCAGAATTAAATGAAGGAGAAGATACAACCTCAACGGAGGATGTAGTTGTCAAAGAATCTACTGAGGATGTAATATATGAAGCCGAAGGGCAGCTTACATCTAAAGAGTTGGGCGATGATGATGTGCTTGAGTACATTAGGAATCGCTACAACAAGGACATATCATCTATGAATGATTTGTTAGAGGAGAAGTCATCCAATGAAGAACTGCCCGAAGATGTTGCAGCCTATTTTGAATATAGGAAAAAGACAGGGAGGGGCATGGATGAGTATATCAAACTCAACAGAGACTTTGATGGTATGGATGAAAAGCAACTTCTTACAGAGTTCTTTATAGCAAAGGGAGATGCCTTTGATATGGAGGATGTAGACTTATTGATGTCTGAGTATTCATATGATGAAGATTTGGATGAGGAGAAGGACATCAAGAGAAAGAAGCTGTCAAAGAAAAGAATTGTTAAAGAGGCTAAAAGTTTCTTCAATGAGCAGAAGCAGATGTATAAAGAACCCCTTGTGTCAAGTACGGTTCAAATGTCTGAGGATGACAAGAAGGAGCAGGAGGCTTATCGACAATACATAGAGCAGTCTAAGACTTATGAGCAGGAGGTAAAAAGAAAGCGTGAATGGTTTGAGAAGAAAACCAACGAGGTATTTTCAGATTTCAAAGGTTTTGATTTCAAGATAGGAGATACCACAGTTAGCTACACACCTTCAAACGCTGATGAAATTAAAAAGTCTCAGTTGTCTCCCCAAAACTTTATTGCAAAGTATTTGGATGACAATGGTATGATGAGTGATGCAGCAGGTTATCACAGGTCGTTAGCTGTAGCTATGAACCCTGAACGGTTTGCTCGATTTTTCTATGAGCAGGGGGCAGCGAGTGCAACAGATGATGTTACTCGTAAGATTAAAAATATCCAAATGGATGAAAGGAAAGCACCCGAGGTAACTAAGAAAGGTGGAACTCAGTTCCGTTCAGTAAACAACGATTCAGGTCGTGGATTAAGAATTAAAAGTAAACGAAAATAAAAAAAAATAAGTTATGGCAGGTTCATTACAGGCAAATCCTACTTTCGATTTGCAGCCATCAGCACAGCAAGTGCCATTGGCAACAAACTATATTACCAACTTCGACTTCCTAAATCAGTATCTACCTGATACTTATGAGAAGGAGTTTGAGCGTTATGGTAATCGTACAATCTCTTCATTCCTTCGTATGGTAGGAGCAGAGATTCCTTCAAACTCTGACTTAGTAAAGTGGGCAGAGCAAGGTCGTCTTCATATTAAGTATACCGATGTAGGTACAATAGCAACAGCAACATCTCCTACTGCTGTATTCCGAGTGAATGATGCAGGTGTTCCTGCGTTTGGTGGTACATCTAATGGTATTGCATTACGAGTTGGACAGACTGTTATGATTGTTCAGAATGGTGGCACAGGTTCTAACAAGGGTATTATCACAGCAGTTAACCTAACAGACGACGAATTCACAGTAGCTTTCTATGAAGCAGGTGGTTTGGTTACATCAGGTACTGCGATTGATGCTGCTGATGTTACGGTATTCGTATATGGTTCTGAGTTCAAGAAAGGAACAAACGGAATGCAAGGAAGCCTTGAGGCAGATGACATCTTCTTCGAGAACTCTCCTATTATCCTTAAGGATAAGTATTCTGTGAATGGTTCTGATATGGCTCAAATCGGTTGGGTAGAAGTAACTACTGAGAATGGAGCAACAGGATTCCTATGGTATCTAAAGTCTGAGCATGAGACTCGTCTTCGTTTCGAGGACTACCTTGAGACTTCAATGATTGAGGCAAAACCTGCCGAAGCAGGTTCAGGTGCAATTGCAGCAGACTTCAAAGGTACAGAAGGTATCTTCTACACAGTTGAGAACAGAGGTAATGTATGGGCAGGTGGTAACCCTGCTGCTCTTGCTGAGTTCGATGCTATCATCTCTCGCCTTGATAAGCAGGGTGCTATTGAGGAGAACGTAATCTTCCTTGACAGAGACTTCGGCTTTGACATTGATGATATGTTAGCAGCACAGAACTCTTACGGTGTAGGTGGTACATCTTACGGATTGTTTGACAACGATGAGCAGATGGCATTGAATCTTGGATTCACAGGATTCCGTAGAGGATATGACTTCTACAAGTCTGATTGGAAATACTTGAATGACCCTACAATGCGTGGAGGACTTCCAACAGCATCAGGTTCAGGTAGAGTAAATGGTTTGTTAGTACCTGCGGGTACAACGAGCGTATATGACCAAGTTCTTGGTAAGAACGCTAAGAGACCATTCCTTCATGTTCGTTATCGTGCTTCTCAAACAGAAGACCGTAAGATGAAGACTTGGATTACAGGTTCAGCAGGTGGTGCTTCTAACTCTGACTTGGATGCAATGGAGGTAAACTTCCTATCTGAGAGATGTATTTGTACAATGGGTGCAAACAACTTCTTCTTATTCGAGCAATAGGATTAGGTTTATAATACATATTTTATAATACAGATGAGGGTTGGGGTGTCACATAAGACACCCCATATCCCTTCACTTAAATTAAATTCAATTTTAATGAAGAAGTTAGAAATCAAAAACCGTACCTATCGTTTGACGAGAGGTGCAGCACCTATGACATTTATCATACCATCTAAAAGTAACAAGAGGTCTCCTCTGTTATACTACGATGAGGAGAAGAATGAGAATAGAGTGTTGAGATATGCAACAAATCAGAAGAGTTGCTTCGAGGATGAGCAGGATGGTAACGCAGTATTAAGTCCTGTTATATTTGAGGATGGTATGCTTACCGTATCAAAAACAAATCCTGTATTGCAACAATTCTTACACTACCATCCTTTGAATGGAACAAAGTTTGAAGAGGTAGATAAGGAGAGGGATGCTCAAGAAGAATTACAGGCATTAGAAATAGAGGTGGATGCTTTGAGTACAGCAAGGGAACTAAGTATTGAGCAGCTTGAGGCTGTTGGTAGGGTTCTATTTAACTCAAAGGTATCTATGATGCAGACTGCTGAACTCCGTAGGGATGTATTGGTCTATGCGAGGCGTGACCCACATTCATTTATTGCAGCAGTATCTAATCCCGAGTTGAGGCTTATGTCCACAATTGCAGGATTCGTTGACAACAAGCTGTTGTCTATTAGAAATAACGGAAGAGATATTCACTACAACCTTAAGGGTAATAAGAAGAGATTAGTAGCAGTTCCTTTTGGGGATGACCCATTAGAATACATGGCTTCGTACTTCAAGACCGATGAGGGTGTAGAGATACTACAGTTCTTAGAAAAACAAATGAAATAAATTCTTCGTACATATTCCTTTTTATTTGAAGTGGCTTAAAACCCACTTCTTTTTTTTTGTTTATCTTTGTACAAAGACATTGTATATGATAAATTCTGTAAGAAATACGGTATTAGCTATACTCAACAAGAATAACTATGGTTATGTATCTCCTTCTGACTTTAACCTGTTTGCTAAACAGGCACAGATGGATATGTTTGAGGATTACTTTACGCAGTATAACTACTATGTGAACAAGGAGAATGCGAGGCAGTCAGGTACAGGGTATGCTGATGTAAAGAAAGGTATTGAAGAAGTTATAGATATGTTCTCTGTAGAGAATGACCTTACACACGATTCAGCAAATAAATTTTTCCTCCCATCTGTAACTACTACAGGGGATGATTACTACTTTATAAACAAGGTGTTGGTTATAGGCACAGGTGTTATTGAGGCAGAGAATGTTTCAAACAAAAACATAACTCTACTTTCCAACTCGAACCTAACAAGTCCTTCTACCTTGTTCCCTGCATATAATCAAGGTGGCAACCTTGCGTACCTATACCCTACAACTATAGACTCTCAAGGCGAGGTTAAGTGTCAGTACATAAGATACCCTAAAGACCCTAAGTGGACATATGTTTCATTGTCGGGTGGAGAACCTTCCTTTGACCAATCACAGGCAGACTTCCAAGACTTTGAATTGCCTTTAGAGGATGAGCGTACTTTGGTATATAAGATATTGCAGTATGCAGGTATGAGTATCAGAGAGATACAGGCAGTACAATTCGCACAGGCAGAGCAACAGATTGAAAGTAACGAACTAAAATAATAAGTAATGGCATATATATCTGCTTATCAATATTATGAGAACTCAGGTAATACACCTACGGATGCTAATTGGGGTTCATACCAATATGTAAGCCTGTCTGATATTGTGAATAACTTTATGTTGATGTATCAAGGGAACAACAGCCTTGTTAACAACGAATCAAGATACAAGATTTTATTCCATGCCAAGAGAGGTATACAGGAGTTGAACTATGATGCGTTCAAGGAGGTAAAGATTTTGGAATTAGAGGTGGGGGATAACCTTAGATTTATATTACCTCCCGATTATGTTAATTGGGTTAGGATTTCTATGTACAAGAATGGAACATTATTCCCATTGAGCGAGAACATACAAACTAATTGGAGTGATGCGTACCTACAGGACAATAGCTACAATATACTTTTTGATGAGGATGGTAATGTACTAAAACCCGAAGAGTCAAATCTTGACTTAGATAGAGTTACAGGTAGCAAGAAGTCTATATACCTAAACTCAAACAGTCAGTTCGATGGAATGGAGGGATATTGTTATGATGGCTGTTGGTACTTTGACTATGCTGTAGGTTCAAGGTTTGGACTAAATACTGAAACTGCAAACATAAACCCAACCTTTAGTATTGACAGGAAGGGTGGTGTGATAAACTTTTCATCGGGCATGGCAGCCGAGAAGTGTATCCTTGAGTATGTATCTGATGGTATGGAGGGTGGCAATGATGCCAACGTAACTGTCAATAAGTTATTCGAGGATTATGTGTATGCGTATATAGAGTATGCAATACTAAACTCTAAACTAAACGTACAGGAGTATGTAGTTAGCAGGGTTAGAAAAAGAAAGACAGCACTACTAAGGAACGCAAAGATAAGATTAAGTAATATACATCCGAGTAGGCTTCTTATGAACATGAGAGGTCAAAACAAGTGGCTAAAATAATATGGCAAATTTGCAAAGAAATTTCGTATTGGGCAGAATGAACAAGGATGTAGACCAACGCCTTGTTCGTAATGGGGAGTACCTTGATGCAGTAAATATTAGGATTGGTTCTGATGAATCAAACTCTGAGATAGGTGCTGTGTCTAACGTGAAGGGTAACACTCAGCTTACTACCCTTAGATTCTTAAACACTAACCTATCATCACAGGCGAGATGTATTGGTGCTTATGAGGATGGGGAGGCAGAGACTATCTATTGGTTTGTACATGACTCAAACTATCCATCTACCAATACAGGTAAGATTGATATGATTGTGTCATTTAATATTAATACAAGCGCATTGACATACCATGTTGTATCTATAGATGATGGGGGTGGAGCAAACACTACGTTGAATTTTGACGAGCAGTATTTAGTTACAGGCGTGGACTTGGTTGATGATATGTTATTCTTTACGGATAATCTTAACCCACCGAGAAAGATAAATGTATCGAAGGCATATCCTGTAGCAAGCTTCTCTGCACCTTCGTTTATTCCTAAAAGGTTTAAGTTCACAACAGATGCTTTCTTAAATGAAGGTATGACTAATCTTACAAATGCCTGTATTATAACATACAATACAGGTAGCAATTTAGTTAAAGATGTCGAGTTGTTGTTTAAGGATATGAACTCGGGGATTATAAAGGTAATTGAAAATCTAAATAAAGAAGATTTAGGATTGGTGGATGGTACTGATTATACATTCACATTCAGTAATAGCAAGGTGTTTACTGTTCTACCCGATAGCGAGATACTTAGATTGTATGACAATGTTCCAAGATTGTCACAGGCTCAAACAATCATGGGTAATAGGTTAGTATACGGTAACTATGTGGAGGGATATGATTTAAAGGATTCAAACGGAAACCCAATAAAGTTAGAGTACACCACAGAGGTTTTGTCAAATTCAATTGGCGATAATGATGTTAACTCAACATTCGCCTCAAGTCTTTACACTATAAATGGAGCTGTATCTATAGCAGGTTCATTGATAAACATAGACCTAAGTGGCTTGGAATTAAAACAAGGGTCTCTCCTTTCCATTACTTTAGTGTTTGACCATAGTACATTTACGGATGACACTCCACCACCTGTACAGACTACTAATCCTACTGAGATAAACTTTACATACCTGCTTACTCAAGATTATAATAGTGTATTTGAGTTGGCTAACAATGTAGACTTTATTGAGAAGATAGGAACTACTGCAAATATAAAATCAGTTGCAGACTCCTGCACAGGAGATACATTTACGGATATATTTAATTGTTCTATACCTCAAAACTTAGATGCACTAACTCGTTTTGAAAGTGGTATAAGTGGGGTAGACCAACCCATAGCTATAACATCAAGCACATCATCTGATGTGATAGGATTTCAGCTACCTGCTATGAGGTTCGTTAATAATGTAAACATACCTACTTTTAGTGTGTATGAATACTACGAGATTATATCGGCAGAGGTTCAGTTTGTAGATGCAGGTGCTACAAGAAGTCTTCATAGTAACAGGGGATATGAGGTTGGCGTAGTGTATATGGATGACTACAACCGTTCATCTACTGCACTTGTTAGTGGTTCAAACAATAACCATATACCTTGTTCAAGTTCTGACCTTAAGAATAAGATTAGAGTAACGATACCTAATACACAGGTTGCTCCATCATGGGCAACGAGATATAAGTTTGCAATTAAACCTGACAAAGAAAACTACGAAACTGTTTACTCAAACATATTCTTCAATGATACTCAGTCTGATTCGGAATGGCTATTGCTTGAGGGAGAGAACACAAGGAAGGTAGAGGTTGGAGATAGGCTTATTGTAAAGGCAGATGTCACAGGAGCATTGAATAGATGCGCGTATACAACTATACTTGATAAGGGTGCTAAAGAGGAAAACTTCCTTACTCCTGCACCTGTAGATGAAGATGGTAGTGAGTTGTATGTTCCATCGGGTGTTTATGTAAAGGTAAAGTCAAACGACTTCTCTGCTGTGCTTGATAAGTATGCTCAAACAGATTCGGGATTTGTAGAAGATACAGCAGACAGGGCAGACGAGTATCCAAAGATAGGATTAGTTGTAAATGAATACGATGGTACTACATATTTTGATGAGCCAATACCGACAGGTTCACAGATAGACTTCTATTTTAAAACATTTAGAGAAGGTGGTAGTAAATGTGGTAATGGTGCTTGTGAGCGAAGGGAGTTTGAGTTTGATATGGTTCTTACTGCATCTAAAGATTATGACAATCTATTTGATTTCTTTGTAGGAGACAATGTGATAGATACAATTAATGCTCAAGGATTTGCAGATGCAGGTTGTGATGATACACCTCCTAATTGTGCATTACTAACTCCTATAATAAACTATGATGATATTGATATTGTACCTGTAAGTTCAGGAACTAATAATCTACAGTTTCTTAGGAACACAAACAATAGACTTGTTCTTGCAATAACAGGAACAAGAGCGTGTGGTAGAAGAGATAAACTAAACTCAAGTGTTGAAGGAAGGATTATTATAACAAGGAGGAGTAGTTTACTTGTGTTCGAGACAGAGCCACAAGATGCTTTACCTGACCTATGGTATGAGTCATCAACATCATATCCGATAACAGCAGGGTTGCACACAGGTAATATTCAAGACCAAACAGCATCACTACCTGCAATCATAGACACAGCGTTCTTCAACTGCTTTGCCTTTGGTAACGGTGTAGAGAGTTATAAGGTTAGGGATTCGATTGTGGGCAAGCCATTGGAGTTGGGTAACAGGACAACTACGACATCAGCACAAGACTTTATAGAGGCACATAGATTTGCTGACCTTACATATAGTGGGGTGTTCAATGATGAGAGCAATGTAAATAAGCTGAATGAGTTTAATCTTGGCTTGCTAAACTTCAAGCCATTGGAGGATGACTTCGGACCTGTAATGAAGTTGGATGGAAGACAGACTGACATCCTTGTATTGCAGGAGGATAAGATTTCATATGTACTCGCAGGTAAGAACTTGATA